ATGGAAATTAAAGATATATTTAAACTAATAGACGCGGGATTTACAAAAGAAGATATTATAGAAATGTCTAAACCCGCAGAAACGGTAGCGGATCTTTCGCAGGCGGAGTCTGAAACCACAACGCCGGAAGAAACACATTCGGGGAATATTGACTACATAAAAGATTTGCAGAAAAGCATCGATGATTTAAAGAAAACGATTATAGCGACTAATCAGCTAAGGAATTTAGGCGGAGATAAAACAACTACAATAGACGATATAAACGATTATATTATTAACGGAAGGAATGAGAAATAATGGCAAGTGTAAATGAATTGAATTTTAACCAGGTATCAACACTATTAACATCGATTGTTAAGCAGGCTACGGGGCAGAGTGTACTAACTCCTACAAATACCAGTGACTTTGTATCTGTAGCGACAACCGCTTTAAAGAACGGAACAGATCCTGTTATGTCAGCAATAACACAAATGGTATCACGTACTATATTTTCGATTAGACCATATTCCGAAAAATTCAAGGGTTTAAGAGTGTCTTCGGAACGTTGGGGCAATATTGTCCGCAAACTCAATATTGCCGATGGAGCGTATATTGACGACACGGCATTTGCTTTACCAGAGGACGGGCAGAGCGTAGATATGTATAAACTCCGCCGTCCAAATATATTGCAGACTAACTTCTATGGCGCGAATGTGTTCAGTATTGAACGGTCATATTTTAGGGAACAGTTGGAATGTGCGTTTACGAGCCCTGAAGAGCTGGCAAGTTTTTATTCTATGGTTACCGGAAATATTATGGATATGATAGAAACAGCGCATGAAAATCTTAAACGTGCAACGCTGTCCAATTTAATTGGCGGAATTGTGTCCGGCGGGGGTGACGAACAGAATGTTCATTTGCTGACTGAATATAACGCAAAGACCGGCGGGGAATATACAGCGACAACCATTATGGCACCGGATGTATACCCTGATTTCATGAAATTTGTATATGCTCGAATAGCTACAGTTTCAGCGCTTCTTACAGAACGTTTACAGCTTCATCATATCAATGTTACGGGCAAAGCTATTACACGTCATACACCTTATGAAAACCAGAGATTGTATATGTATGCTCCGGCAATGTATGAAAGCACAGCTCGCGCAATAGCCGATACTTATCATGACACATTCCTGCGATATGCTGATCATGAAACGGTTAATTTCTGGCAGGCTGCAGACACTCCAGACACTATTAATGTTACCCCGTCATATCTCCAGGCTGACGGAACTATTACTACGCCAAGTGATGCCGTGTCGGTTCCGAAGGTGTTCGCTCTTCTTTGTGATGAGGAAAGCTGCGGAATGACAGTATGCAATGAATGGAGTGCCACAAGTCCGCTTAATATTTCAGGCGGTTATTATAATGTTGCATGGCATTTTACGGATAGATTTTTTAACGACTTTACCGAAAATGCAGTAGTATTTACAATGGATTAATATTATGCAAGTTACGTTATATTCAGGATTTGGAAAGCGGAATAATTCAACCAAAACACCCCCCACAGAGGGGGTTACATACACCGGAACGCTGAAAGATAATTGTACAATACTAAAACCTATCATTATCTTTCAGGCTGCCGGGACGGTTGATTATTTCCCTGCAAGTTATAATTATGCTTATATTGATGCTTTCGAGAGATATTATTTTATTACTGAATGGGAATGGGTAGAAAGAAATTGGGTTGTCACACTTGAAGTTGACCCTATGGCAACTTATAAAGGTGACATTGGAACAAGTACACATTATGTAGAACGCTGTAGCGGCTCATATAACGGCAGGATAACTGACACAGTCTATCCGGTAATGACAGACCCCAGCGTAACTATAACAGACATTACTTCACCGTGGATTGATGAAATATATTACATAGTTGGTATTAGTGGCGGCGGAGGCACAACAGGAATTACTTACTATATTTTTTCATCCTCTCAATATTCAACATTTATTCGGAACATATATAATAGTAAGGAGTGGTGGAAAGCTTCAAGTGCGGATATCACTTATGACCCCTCAATATATAATCCGTTGGACTTTATAAAATCAATTAGGATGTATAGAAGTTCATTTGGTGGAACTGCGGTAGACAGTGTAAATATGGGTTATTGGAGTGTCCCGGCTTCAGGCAGGATAATACCCGATTCACAGGCTTATTCAAGTGTACAGAGAACAATTACTTTACCACAACATCCCCAGACGGCAAGCCGGGGAAGTTATGTAAATTCAGATTTGTATACTAAAAGGGTGCTGTCTATTAAACCCTTTGGCAAAATTCCATTAGATTGTAGTCTAATCGCTAATGAAACATCTATAAAAATCTATATAGGAATAGACGCATATTCCGGTCGCGGCTGGTTACGGGTATCAAACGGTGCAAATTCTATGATAATTGCTGAAGCAGAGGCGCAAGTTGGCGTTGATGTGCTTTTGAATGTGCAGGCAGTGTCAGAACTTTCACGAGCAACAGCCATTGTAAGTTCAGCAGCAAGTATTATTAGCACATTGACCGGAGGGGGGTCGAATATGACTATCGAAACAGGCGTTAGTAACTGGGCGGCAATTGCCGGAGTGCCGCTTATTCGTGAGACCGGTACCGGTGGGGATTTAGCAACATTTTCTTTTGCTGAAAGTAATAGATTATGTTCAGCATTTTATTCAATAGCTGACGAATATAATTCGGAGTTTGGCCGTCCATATTGCGCACCGGCGGTATTAAACACTGTTGGAGGATTTATTAAGTGTGCAAATGCGGAAGTAGAATTCCCATGTCTTGCAACGGAGCGTGCAAAAATTGAAGAATATTTGAATGGGGGATTTTTCTATGAATAGTGTGCCGTATTCATACGGTAACATCATGCTTGAAACGGCACCTGTTACGCCGTCAACAATACATGTAACGAATACCGCGTTGTCGGCATTTTTCAGACGTTATTTATTTTCTGATTTATTAAGTGTTTGGGAATGGAAAATCCCGGAGAATTGGGATAGCAATTATTTCAAAGCTGTTCTATTCTCATGGGGATATTTTGCAATTATTGATACTCCGGCATTCGGTATAATTCCACAACAGGCGGGATTAAAAGGATATAATGTACAGTATCAACCTACTAATGCAGTAATTTCTAATCCGAGAATAAATCAAATACTTGAACCTGTAATCGGTGAAGAATGTGCGGTAATCAGAATACGTCCCGATTACTGCGGAATGCTCGACCTTGTAAATTATTACGGCGATATGATGGCGTTGACAGCAGAAACACTTGATACTAATATACTGAATTCAAAACTTGCTTATGTATTCGCTTCTGATAATAAAGCCGGAGCAGAAACATTTAAGAAGTTTATGGATAAAATTGCCAGTGGTGAACCTGCGGCATTTATAGATAAAAATTTATTTGATGAAGAACATAACTCCCACTGGTTAAAGTTTAATAATGAAATTCGGAATAATTTTATAGCAAATGATTTACACGGACTTCTTAAAAATCTGTATAATGATTTTCTTAATAGAATTGGAATACCTACAGCGAATACGGATAAAAAAGAGCGTCTTATAACTTCGGAGGTTAATGCTAATACACAGCAGTCATTTTCCGCAATGGATATGAGTTTAAAGGAGGTCCAGCGAGGTATTGAGCAGGCTATAGAAATATTCCCTGAACTTGAGGGTAATCTTTCGGTAAAATGGAGGGTGGAACTTAATGGACGCATGTCTTTCAATAATGGGGATCGTCAATTCAACACTACCGACAACAGCGGATTTTGAGGCTTTAGCTTCAAAATTTAAAAGCTGGTTTAATGTATCCAGTAGTTGGATGTCGACACAGCTGGCAGGTTATATTCTTATGAATACTGCGGAGCTTGAATTTATGTACCCTAATCCTAATTTTGCAGAAATTGCTATTAGTGCATGGGCTCAATTAAATGATGTGAGATTTACGGAATTATATAATACCACTACTGCGGAATTCTATAATTCGTTTGAACCTCTTGAAAATTACAATATGGAAGAGACAACTACGCAAGAAGATACTAGTACCGGAACTGATACGCATACACACAGTGGAGGGACAACCACTGAAGATAGTATTACAACTAATGATACCGGCACAGTATCAGACAGCGGGGATGCTAGTCGTGACGGAACTACTACGCATAAAGTATCGGCATTTAATTCATCAACATTAGCGGATGCGCATAGTGACACTGATAATTTTAGTACTACTTCTACTAATACCAGAACTGACAATTTAACGCACACAACTACAGAGGAACACACATTTAAGGATACCCAAAAGCTTGATATTAGCAGAAATGATGTGTTAAATCGTACAGTAACGCTAAGTCGTCACGGAAACATCGGAGTAACTACAAGTCAGCAAATGGCGCAAAGTCAAAGAGACTTAGTTATGTTCGATTTTAATAAATATATATGTGACGAATTTAAAAATGAATTTTGTATTTTGTTATATTAAGAGGTGCCAGATGTATTACTTTCCTTATACAAATTTTCACGACATAAACCTTGACTGGATAATTGAATATATAAAATCCGCTAAAAGTGAAATAGAAGATTTAATAAATCAATTTGAGAACTTAATAGTTCAAACGACCGGCGATTCAACAACGCAGGTAATGAGCCAAAACGCTGTAACGGAACAGTTGAATTATTTAAGCTCCAGAATTAACAGTCTTAATACTACCGTAGAAGAATTGACAGCGAAACTCAATGAGGATATTGCAAATTTAGCAGAATTTGAAACTGAAACAGATTCAAATTTTTCATCTGATAGGAATAGACTATCAACTATTGAGAACGCTCTTACACGTTTTTATGTTTATGTTAGACATACTGAAACGGAGAATACTATAAATGTATCACTGTCCGAGTTACTAAATTACCGCACCAGATCTAACGTTCGATATTATATACAGGATGCTGAACACAATTTTACCAGATATGCATATGAAGCATACTCCCCGACATCAACGGCTGTTATGTTACAGACGTTACCTTTTGCTAATGAAAACTGTGTATATCGTGCTACGTTATATCTAGATGGACGAATATTATATTCAGTTGTTCCGCTGGTGCAGGTTTCTAATACACCAGGTCAAAGTCAAACATCGGTAATGTCGCAGCAAGCTGTGACGGATTTTGTCAACACTTCCAATTTGCCGAGGTATCCACGATATGAAATACAGTCTGACGGAGAGTCAATACCGGCGGGGCAGCTTACCATATTACAAAATATTTTAAATGCTATAGTCGTTAATAATTATTCACCACAAATTTATTTGAACATTACAACGGATGATGTGACTGAGCAATTATATGTTGACAGTGCAAATAGCACCGGGTTTGTCCTCCGAAATAATAACTATATCATAACATATACTACCACACCGTCAGTAACTATAGAACCCGTTGAAAAAGTGTTTACTTCTTCAGCTACAGGAGTCGTCCGAATAGCTGAGGGTGTAGAAACAGGATATAACATATTAAAAATAATCGGAACGGATGTCGATTTAACAAATTATTATATTGTTGACGCTGATATTACAAATTTACTAGGTGGAGTCTCAACATTAATTTCCGTGTCTCCCGTATCTGGACATCCTGTAATATTAATATATACAAATGGCGTAGCATTCTCCGGCAGTTGGACTGTCACTTGCAGGCATAAATAAAGCGGGCGCAGCCCGCTTTATTTTTAAAATGGACAATAATCGTCGTCAATATAATCTTGGTCATTATTGTCTTTTGATTCAGTAGCATTCTCCTTTGATTCTTTAGATTTCCCGCGCACAATAATAATGTTGTCGACATATATCCGCATATTATAATCAAGCGACTTTTTAGGTTTATCAACAACTCCCTCAATTATAATCTCCGAGCCTTTAGGAATGAATTTCAAAAGGTTTTCTACCCGTTTTTCAGCTATAAAAATGTCATAAAATATAGCATCATCAAACCTTTTATTAGCCAACGTATTTGCAACAATAACATTGTTTTTAGAATTCGTTAGCTTTGCCCAGTCTTTGCATAATCTCCCGTGAATAATTGTTTTGTTGTACATTTTCTTTCTCCTTAATAATTAATATTTATCTACATTTAAAATATAAGATACAAATTAAAATTACCGCAATAATGATAGCTATATAGTAATCGAGCATCCCAGAATTCAACATCTCAATACATGTAAAATTATTTTTCATTTATACACCTCAATACATTTTTATATATTTTAATAGCAATTTTAATAGATACCCTTTTTCCGCTTCGGCTTCGCCGAAATATACAGCATTTACAATACTTCTGTATTTATTGCGGAACACCAAGATGTCATATTCATTAAGCTTAAATTCTTTAGGTGCTCCGCTTTTATGTGTTGATAAGTAATACGGTCTTTGTCTGGATTTATGCCGGTAAACTGTAATCTCTCCTATTGTTACGACTGGGATATACTCTGCAAGAGGGCGCGACACGTCTAAGAAGCTGTCCATATCCTCAAAAAGATTATCAATCGCTTGATTCGCAAATGCAGTATCTTTCGTATATTTATATAATGCTGTTTTCTTTTTGCGCTCGCTTATAGGCGAATTTAGATATAAAGCTATTAAACGTTCATGTTCTCTGTCTATTTTCAATTCTTTCTTATTACGGTACATTTCCATAATTGGACTTATCATATTAAGAGTTAAAAAGTAGTCATTGTTTAAAATCGTTGAATTGCAGATACTGATAACTCGGAGAGCTTGACGGCCTTCTAACTCTCTATTACGATTGATTGTCTCATAAGCATTGAAAAACGTGAACGCTTCGCCGTTCATGCTTTGACCCTTTAATGTTTGAGGTATCGCCTCGTCCTGTATTATAAAATCGATATCCGTCATATCTCCGCCGCGGAAATTTGCAAAGGTTGATAAGCTCATCATATGTCCAAGACATTCACCCCATGCTTTACCATCCTCATCAGCATAATAAAAGCTATAACAATCATCGCCATTCGGATAAGGTCTAATGTCTATTCCTTTATCAGTATTTAGTTTTTTAAATACATTGAACGCGTCGGTTGACAGCTTTTTAACTTCAGAAGCTTTACGCCTTAGCAGTATAAATTTAGTATGATGCTTTAATACTATTGTTTCCAGTATAGTATAAGTCTTTCCGATTCCTCGACCGCCAATTAACCACATAAACGGCAATCCCTTACTTAACACATATTCAATATCCGGATAGCCTGACGGTTGATATAATTTGCTTTTCTTTACTCTATCCATCGTATCTTTTCCATATCAAAATAATTCTTGCGCAACCACTCAAGCGATGAATTGCTAATACGTTTTAATATCTCCTCAATATCTATACTTGTACTGAGCTTATACGTTGTCGGGACAATCGCAACATTAGACGATATGTGAAGATTATGCCCGTCAATTTGTAGATCTAGGTCCGTATCATTATCATTATAAATAGCCCGAGTCCCTCCGGCTTTACTCCAGATGAAACCATCCTTGAATTTCTCAATATCGCCGAGTTCTTCCGCGCCGGACGGAGTAGACCCCTTTCTATTCTTATTGACACCTGCCACAGTCACTTTTAATTCTCCGTCCTTAACCTGGGCGTATTTCTTCGCTCCCAGAGTGACGAATTTTTCGCTCATTCCTTCGTTTTCATACACACCCATATAATGACTACCCCCCTTTATGTCAACCGCCTTGTAGCCCAATTTTTGAGCCTCTGCGACCATGCGGTTATTATAATCTGTCGGAGTATAATTTCCGATATATTTTACACTGTCTGTATCCGCATATACAAAATCTCTTCCGACTATCCACATAAAAGCCTTTAAGTCCTGCCGGGCATAAGCTGTAACCCACACCCCCACAGCATACGGGAGAAATGGTGCTCGTTTCATTTTAGCAAGTTTCTCCTCTTTTGTGTCGATGAGATAATATTCATCAGTTGATGAAAGATACGCTATATCATCTTTCAAAGTGTTTTGTACGGTCATACCATACAAAGCGTTGATTTTCTTCTTGGATTCCGCATATGCTATGTTATCCTGCCCACCTTTTAACTCAGTCTTTTTTATAAACAAATCAATTACAAGTTGTCTAAATTCCAAAGGTAAATAGCGTTTGAGAGATTTATAACATTCTATTATTGTTATATCCTGCAAAGAAATGTTATAATCCTCTAATAAAATCGTTAAGTCAATTTCTGTTAATGTTGTCTCCAAACTCTCGGCGTATAATATTCTGCCGTTGTCAAGCAAAAAGTTTTTTATGTTCCGACACTTACTGAACGATATATACGGTTGATGCCATTTCTTAAGTTCTACATGTTCTAATCGTACACGGAATACGTATCCGAATTTTTCCGAATTTGATAGTATGGTTTTAATATCATCTGTCGTTTCTCTAAACTCGGTCAGCGGAAATTTTTTATTAACCAGTTCGTAAGGATATGAGCTTTCACGGTCATAGCTTCCAACATTATATAATATCTTTCCAACATAGAAACGGTTAGCGTGAGTATCTCCACCTCTAAACGCTTCACGCAACAGTTCAAACACGTGTAAGGTTGGCACTAAACCGCGTAATATTCCGTTATATGGGAATAACACCTTTTTTGCCATACGCCGGACATATCCGGTTGAAGTATATGGAATTGTATTTAGTGTGTCTCCATTAGCTTTTAACAAAGCTTTAATAGCGCATGATAACCCCACAACATCATTTCGCATATAAATTAAATCTTCAGTTTCTATTTCCGTCCAAGGATAACGTACTACATCGTAATTCATTTCCGTTTTCTGTAACGCTTTAGGAACGTTCATATCTTTCATAAACCGTTCAAGACCTGTTCCCGCAAGCTTGTAACTACAACGAAATTCCACTTTACCCCACACACAGTACAAAGGTTCTCTAACGTCAACTAAAAACACGTCTTTTCGGTCAAACTCATGAATGCCCTTTAAAAATTGGAATTCGTGAGCTAGATTATGAACATATATAATTAATCGTTTCTTCTCCGGAATTATTCGGTTTAATTCGTCAATCACGGTTATAAAATCTTCCCAAGTTCGGCCATATATTACAGGCATGCCCCATATATGCAGCTGCCATATATACATAAACGCGTGAGTTCCATCTTTGTATTCAATTTTGCTCGTTTCTATATCCCATGACGCTATTACTTCCAGATACTTATTAACTGATTCCGTTAATAATATTTTGGACAGTCTTGTGTTTAGCATCTCCATTAATAAACGCACGGGCAAGCTCCTCCGACGAATATATATCTATTAGTTTTGTGTTCTTCGCCGCAGACATAAAGTCCGCAAACTTATTATACTGTGATATGCTGATGTTATATTTATGTCTGCGAAGTTTTTCGACTGACTTTTTTCTAATTTGACGTAAGCCCGCAATGCTCGCAAATTTATTTTTGTATAAATTCTCTGCAATTTCTCGATAAAATGGTAAATCCTCATCTGATATATCCTTAGGGGCTTCTAAATCAAATAGTCCGCTTTTAAGCACTTTGTCATACTTTGCCCATTCCTTTGAAGCCGAAAACCTTTGCTCGCGCTTCTTAAGAATATAATACAATCTCCGGTATTCTTGCCTATCTGTCATTTGAGTTATCCTCTGTCATAATATCTAAACATTCTTTGACTGCCGATAGCTTCGCTTGATAGATATCAGTTTCCAAACTATTCTTGCATACACTATAGTGCCGACGGTACATTATTTCATAATAATTATATAATTTAATCATTTTATCCGTTTTTGTCATTGTCTAAAACTCCCCATACTAAAACGTTGTAGTCGTCGTCAACTCTACATTTTGCCAGCCCTGACTTACTATTAACACATTCATATATTGAATTTAAGTCCTCTTGATGAATTCCGCCTTTTAAAAAATGAGTGTATATATCACCGTTTGACGCGCGAAATGTTATAACATCATCACCGTTCATAAACTCAATTTCTTGAGGTGCTAATAACACCGTTTTACTTCCTATGTGATAATCTAATACGCAGTAGCCGATTGAATCGTATAACAATACGGTGTAATACCCTGTACATTCGTCATCCAATGCATAACCCCGATATATAAAATAATCTTCACATACTTTATTTAATCGGTCGATTTCATCCCACGTATGAAGCTCAAAGTCATAATCCATACCTAAAGCGTCTTTAAAGCGTTTGTATTCGTTCATATCTGCATTCCTTTCGTTGATGAATATAGTATAACAAAAAAATATTTCAACGTAAGATATAAATTGTAAATGATTAATACTAATTGTATTGAATTTATGTTAAGATGTAGTTAGCATATGCTAACTATAGTAATTATGAATTTCGTTAAAAATTTAACGAAG